ATACGAATCGCCGACCTCTGCGGATACTGCGACATAGACCTCGAAGCGGTCATTGAGAAAAAGATGAAATATAACGAAAACCGCCCGTACAAACACGGCAAGAAATTTTGAGGAGGAGGCATATGACGAGATTTGAGGATATAAAAAATATGAACATTACGGAAACGGCAACATTTTTGCTTCGCAATGCGGAATGTAGATGTTGCACAAATCACAAAGACAATCGGTCAGTTAAAGAATGCGCAAAAAGAGAGTGTAACTGCTTAGAGGGCACAATAAACTGGCTGAACGAGGAAATACCCGAAAGCGGAAGCGGCGCGAATACAAAACCTTTGAAGGCGACTGTGCAGGAAGTACCGAAGCGATTAAAGGTATACATATCAGGTCCGATTACAGGCGTGAAATATCACAGGAATAAATTCGAGCGCGCCGAAGAGGAAATACGCAAAATGGGGCTTGAGCCCGTGAATCCCGACGCACTGCCGGAAGGTATCAATTACAGAGAGGCACTGAACATAAGTCTGAAAAAACTGACAGAATGCGATATGATATACCTCTTGCCAGGCTGGGAACTTTCGCGAAGAGCGCGTGCAGAACAGCTGTATGCGGTCGCCGTGGAAATGCCGCAGATAGTAAGTAACAAAAGCGAAGCGACGTTATATGCCGAAGGATTTGCGGATATGATAGCCGACGAAAAGGAGAGAGAAAAGAAATGATAAAATGCAAAGGCGGAGAATGTATGTACGGTAAAACAGAGTGCTGCGCGGAGTGCGATGAACAGAAAAGCTGCAAAGAGGTTTGCGACGGCGAGAGACGTGCGGGCGAATGCGTATCGAAGTACGAGGATGAGGACTATGGTGATTAAGAACTGCGGGGTTTGCGGCAAGCCATTTGAGGCAGAAGGAAGTCGTAAGTATTGCAGCCTGGAATGCAGGCACATAGCATATGATAGGCTAAACCGAAAATGGAATCAAAGGAAAAGCAAGGAACGAAGTAAACAAATGAAAGAAAACGGCCGCAGAAAAATGGAAAGTGGGAAGCCGCAAAGGAAAGGTGACGGGAATAAAAGCCTCATAGCTAAGAACGAAGAAGCACGGGCGCTCGGACTGACATATGGGAAGTACGCCGCCCGCGAAGCTGCTGCAGCCGTAAAAGTAGATGTAAATATCGGAGGGGAAAACGATGTCAGGAATAGGGAAAGCACATAACAAATACATAACCTGCGAGGGTTGTCCGCATAGATGCGCCGATCCTAATTGTCACACCGAATGCAAAGGATACTGGTATAGACAGAAAAAGAATGAAGAACGGAAAGAAAAGATAACAGCAGGTAGACAGAGAAGAGATAGAACGATTTACAAAGGTAAGACGGACAAGCAGTAATTATCATTATATATAAGAAAATATAGGCAAGGTGATGAGCTCGTGCGAAGAGCATTAACCTTGCTAAGAATATTAATAATTCGGAGAGATGAAAATGCTGGCAGAGAAAATTACAACGGTATGCAGGAGCACGATATTCATAACGGTGAGACAGAAAAGAGAAAAAGGACGCGGAGGCAAGAGAGCGCCGAAAGCAAACCCGACACCCGAAAAGGTGCAGGAGGTCAATCAGCGTATTGCGGAAAGGGAACTTGCGATGCGCATGAACTACAACTTGCAAGGCGGAGACCTGCACCTTGTTCTCACATACAGAAACATTCCGAACAATGAAGAGGCGCACAAAGCACTTGACAAGTTTATAAGAGCCTGCCGCCGTGAGATGAAAAAGTTAGGACTGACATTCAAGGCAGTAATGGCAACCGAGTACAAGCACAAGAGAATACATCACCATATCGTTTGTAATTTCAAAGACATCGAGACGATATCAAGCCTGTGGGCAAATGGACACGTTAAGGTTGCAGTGCTCGATGACAGCGGAGACTACCGCAAGCTCGCCGCATACATAATCAAGGAAACGAGCAAGACGTTCCGCGATCCGGACGCGTTCTCGAAGCGCAGATATAACTGCACGCGTTCGGTAGTAATGCCTGTATCAAAGATTGAAGAGGTATCTGCGGCGCAGCTAATCGAAGATCCGAAAGCGATAAAGGACTACTACGTGGATAAAGACAGTGTGTACCACGGAATGAATCCGTTTACAGAAAGACCGTACGTTGAGTACGTGATGATAGCAAATGACGCAGCGGCGCCACGACTTGAGACTTGGAAACGAGGGAAGGTCTTGAAGAGAAAAGAGAGTACACATAGCAAATGGCTGAAAGAGAGCATGCCAAAGCAACAGGAGATGGAAATATAAACCTCTCGCGATATCGTGAAGAGGTTATTTGAGATATGAAAGGAGCGATGCGGATGAATCTGACGAAAAGGGATTTAGAGAATGCGTACCATATCGCACACGAAATACAGGACATTGAAAGGCAGATAGAGAGACTCACGAGCAAGAGCGGCGGCATCGTAGGCGACACGGTGAGAGACTACCGCACAGGTAAGGGAATACCGATAACGATTACAGGGTACGCCGAGAAAGATTATAAACGCTTGCAGAGGCTTATTACAAAGCTTCAAGCGAAAGAAGCGAGGCTGATTAAAGAGAAATGCAGGATTGAAGAAGAGCTCGAGCAAATTGAAGAGGCAGATATCAGGCGCATAATCAGACTCAGGTATTTCGACTGCCTTTCGTGGGATGCCGTTGCTATTGCTGTAGACGGGACAAAGAGCGGAGACGCGATGCGTATGAAACTCGAAAGATTTTTGAAAGAGAAATAGTAGCATTTATATATTGCAAGAAAAGAGGCAAAAATGGACAATAAGATACAAACAGGATTGAGAATACAGGAACAGCGGTACAAAAAAATAAAAGAAAACGCCGATAGGACAGGCGTTTCGGTAAATCAATATATTTTAATGCTTATTGATATAGGACTTACTTATCTTGATATGGAGCAAGCTCAAGCTCGCCGAATTGAGCTTCATAATCCAAAAGATAAGTTTTGATTATATGCTCGACAAGGTTATTTAATGAGCGGCTCTCTTTAGTGGACAGCGTTTTCAGCTTGCTATATGTAATCTCATCTATGCGTAAGCCGGTTTGAATTTTTGAGTTAGTCATTTTAAATTCTCCTTAAAAGTGCTAACACTATGTTAGCAAAAAATGTTTGACTTTTCTACTCACAAATGTTAGCATAATGTTAGCAAATCAAAAATAATATTGAGGGGAGAACAAAATGCAGAGTTTAATTAAAATTTACGATCAAGAAATAAAGGTCAAGGAGTTTAACGGACAAAGGGTTGTGACCTTCAAAGATATTGATATAGTGCATCAAAGACCCGAAGGAACAGCAAAAAGAAATTTTGCAGCGAATAAAAAATATCTTGAAGAAGGTGTTGATTACTTTATAGTCAACAAGAATGAACTCGGTACGAATTTCGTACTAACATATGATTTCGGAAAAAGAGCATATACGGGAACGCTCATTACCGAAAGCGGATACTTAATGCTTGTGAAGTCATTTACGGACGATCTTGCGTGGAAAGTTCAGAGGCAGCTTATCAATGTGTATTTCAACAGCCGTATGCATAAAGCGCAGGAAAGTAGCAAAACGCAGCTTTCCGATACTCCCGATAACCGTGCGGCGCAAAAGACAATACAGGCATTACAGAATAGCATGGATGCTTTGGGTGTAACACTCAAACTGTTTAACCGATATTCGGAAATCGAAAAGACAAAGAATTATCAAGTGGTCATAGCTGACATAGGAATGGAAATATTTTTAGCGACGGATGAAATAAAGAGAATGACTATAGGTACTAAAAAATATATATAAAAATTTTCAATTTGTTCGCTTTGTTCGTTTTTTGTATGCTATTATGGTATTAAGTAAAAAAGGCAAAGAGGCAAGAAGCCGGGGAATAATTCCTCGGCTTTTATTTGTGGAAAATGGCGAAAGAATTTGCAAAATCATTTTACAGAAGTAAAGCATGGCAGGTATGCCGCAGAGCATATATATCAAAGCGTATGACGATAGACGGCGGAATGTGTGAACGGTGCGGCGAACAGCCGGGACACATATTGCATCACAAGGTCAAACTTACGCCGACGAACATAAACGATCCTGATATTACACTCAATCATTGCAACCTTAAGTATGTCTGCAAGGATTGCCACGACAAAGAACACTATGCGGACATTCACGGAGAAGAGAAAACGGCGTGCATGTTCACTGATGACGGACAACCGATACCCCCCATTCGAGACTGCGACACATAGCCGCGGAGACCGAAGGGGTGGACATAGATTTTCACCGATGACATCGCACATGAAAGGGGGTCGCGCGCGCGTGATAGAAGGAAAGAAAGAAAAACGAATCAAGCAAAACATATCGAAATTTAAGAAAATTTTTAAGAATGTTAGCCCGGAAAAGAAAGAATTTGTTGTCAGATTATATGAGAAAGCCGCATTTATGGACGCGACACTCGAAGAACTGCAGGAGGAGATAAACGAAAAAGGAGCGGTCGCAACATACAAGAACGGAAACGGTTTTGATATACGCTCGGAGACGCCGGAACAGAAGGCGTACAATTCGATGATAAAGAATTACACAACGGTGATGAGAACGCTTGCGGATATGGCGCCTGAAGGTGAAGAAGATGACGAGCTGATGCAATTCTTGAACAGGAAGAAGAAATGACGGAGTTTGAAAGATATTTTACAGCCGTATACGACAACAAAATAAATTCGTGCATTAAAATGCGGAGGATCGCAGAAATGCTGCTTGAACAATTTGCGTGCCCGAGTGAGTTTCACTTCGACATAGATTTTGCAAATAAGCACATAGATTTTATCGAAAATTTCTGTTATATTCCTGCCGGAGACACAGGAGAGAAATTAAAATTAGAGTCGTTTCAGAAAGCACGTATACAGGCAATATTTGGCTTTGTGGATGATAACGATATGAGACAATTTAACGAAAGTATGATTGTAGAGGGACGAAAAAACGGGAAAACAACAGAAATTGCGGCGATTGAACTTTCGATGCTTATAAATGACGGAGAAGGCGCACCGGAAATATATAATATTGCAACGAAATATGATCAAGCAAAAAAAGGGTTCACTGCTGCAAATAATATGCGGCTTCAATCTCATCTCTTAAAAAAGCATATCAGAAAGCGTGCTTCGGATTTATACTTTTCCGGAAATATGGGATATATAAAAGCAATGGCGAGCAATACGGCATCGTTAGATAGTCTGGATAGCCATATGGTTGTAATAGACGAACTTTCGGCGATAAAGAACAGGGATTTGTACGACCTGATGAAACAGTCCATGGGGTCGAGAAGTCAGCCGCTTCTTTTTTGCATAACAACAAACGGATTCGTTCGCGGCGGAGTGTTCGACAGTCAATATGAATACGCAAAGAACATTTTAGAAGGCAAGGCAGAAAATAAAAGATTTCTGCCTTTTATTTATGAGCTCGACAGTCCGGACGAGTGGGACAAAGAGGAATGCTGGATAAAGGCAAATCCGGGACTCGGAACAATTAAAAATTTGAATTATCAAAGGGAAATGGTGCAGAAAGCAAAGGATGATCCGAGTTTCAAGCCTACGGTCATGGTTAAGGATTTCAACATTCCGCAGACCGCAGAAAGCGCTTGGCTCAGATATGAGGACCTCAACAATGAAGAGGTTTTCGACGCCACCTTCGATTACGGTATCGGCGGATTCGATGCAGCTGATACGACAGACCTCAATTCCGCTAAAGCGATATTTATGCGACCGGGCGATGACAAAATATATGTCAAGTCAATGTATTGGATTCCGCAGAGCGTCATAGATGAGCAGAACAGGCGCGGCGACAGAAAAGAGCGAGACAATGTACCGTATTCGCTGTGGATAGAACAGGGGCATCTCCGGACATGCCCGGGGAACAAATGCGACAAAAAAATATTTATCGAATGGTTCAAAGAGCTCCGGGAGACTGAAGATATATATACGATGTTCATCGGTTACGATCCGTGGCACATAGACGATACGCTTCTCAGAGAATTTCAAGCGGAGTTTGGCAAAAACTCTATGATTCCGGTAAGACAGGGTGTAATAACACTGAGTCAGCCGATGAAAGACCTCGCGGCGGATTTTAAGGCGCACCGTATAATTTACAACAATAATCCAATAGACAAGTGGTGCCTTATAAACACGAAAGCCAAGACTGATATAAACGGCAATATACAGCCTGTTAAAAATCTCGACCCGAGAAACCGTATTGACGGAACAATCAGTCTGCTCTGCGCGTACAAGGTGCTGCAGGATAAGAGAGGACAGTACATCAACATGAACAAAGGAGCAAACGAATAATGGGTTTATTTGATTCGATACGAAAAAAAGAAAAAATGGAGCGAAAGATCCGTGATTACTTTCAACTGATGAGTGCGTATGTACCGACTTTTACAACATTTGAAGGCGGAATCTATGAAATGGAGCTCACGCGAGCCGCAATACACAGTTTTGCGACGCATGTCAGTAAGCTCAAGCCGGAAGTAAAAGGACAGAATAACGGAAACTTCGAGCGGATGCTGCAGTTTAAGCCAAACAACTTAATGGACACAAAAAAGTATCTTTACAGGCTTGCGACGGTATACATGACGGACAATACGGCGTTCATAGCGCCACTTTACGATGATATGTTCAACATTGTAGGGTATTATCCGCTTCTCACAAGTAAATGCAGGATTGTTGAGTTTGATGGGAAACGGTATGTGCGCTATGATTTTGGGAACGGACAGCACGGAAGCGTGGAGATTGAACATGTCGGAATCATGAATCAGTTTCAGTACAAGAATGAGGTGTTTGGCGAAAGCAATTCGTGCTTGCTTCCGACAATGGATTTGATTCACACGCAAAATCAAGGAATCATCGAGGGCGTCAAAAATGGCGCGTCTCTCCGTTTTTTGGCAAAACTCGCAAACACGCTAAAGCCGGAGGATATCGAAGCTGAAAAGGAGCGTTTTCGCAAGAGCAATCTGAGCTCATCAAATAACGGCGGCGTGCTGCTTGTAGACCAAAAGTATGAAGAGGTCAAACAGATTGACTCAAAGCCGTTTGTTGTAAATCCGCTCCAAATGGGACAGATAAAAGAGAATGTATTTAACTATTTCGGGACAAACGAAAACATACTGCAGAACAAGTTTAATTCAGACGAATGGAGCGCTTATTACGAAGGCAAAATCGAGCCGTTCGCAATCGAGGCAAGCCTCGTTCATACGAATATGACATTTTCACCGCGTGAGGTAGCGTTTGGAAATCAAATCATATTTACGGCAAACAGACTGCAGTATATGAGCAATAACGAAAAGCTGAATACGGTAACGCAGCTATTCGACAGAGGTTTTATAACACACAACGAAGGTCTTGAAATATTCAACATGAAATCTGTCGAGGGTGGCGACAAGAGATATATAAGGCGCGAGTACATCGAGACGAACAAGCTCGGCGATGTTGATGTGAAAGATCCGATTAAAGAGGAGGAAGGAAATGAGTGAGAAAGATAATATCGAAAGACTTATGAACGACAAAAATGTCGAGTTTAGAGACTTTCGTATAACAGGAATAGAGACAAGACAGAAGGAAGACGGTACAGATGAATACATAATCGAGGGCACGCCATGCGTGTTCAACGATGAGACGGTACTCTATCAGGGAAAGTATTACGAACTCCGCGAGATAATAGATTCAAAAGCGTTTGACGGAGCGGATATGAGCGATGTAATATTCAACTTCAATCATTGCGGAAGAGTGTACGCGAGAACGCGGAACGGCTCGCTTGCTCTTTCAGTCGACGGAAGCGGGCTACACATGATAGCAACACTGATAAGCGACGACAACGGGCACGCGGAGCTTTACCGAGACATAAAAAGCGGTCTCATTGACAAGATGTCATTTGCATTTATATGTGCAGAGGATAAGTATGAATACATAGAAAGGTCGGAAGGACCGAATGTAGAAATACGGACGGTTCTTAAAATAAAAAGACTGCTTGATGTGTCGGCGGTGGATATTCCCGCCTACGATGCAACGAGTATATCTGCGCGCAGTGCGTTTGACGCGGCAAGGGAAAAACGCATAGCGGAAAGCGAAGACACGGAAAGTGAAAAGCGTGCGGATCTCAAAACAAAATTAGAATTAAAATTAAAATTAGGAGGAATCTAAAATGCCAAGAATTAAAGAAATTGAAAGAAGGCTTCTTGAAATCAGAAGTGCAATGAATGAAGAGGGTGCAGATATAAACGCACTGAACGAGGAAGCTGACGTGCTGCTCGAGGAAAGAAGAGTGCTCATGGAAGCAGAGACGAGAAGGAGTACGCTTGATAAAATCGCAAGGGGCGCAGGCGGAGAAGGTTCGCCGGTTATTCCCGAGGAGGAGAAGAGAGGATACGATGCGAGCAGTGCAGAGTACAGAGCGGCGTTCCTTAACAGCATAAGAGAAATTCCGCTCAGCGAAACGGAAAAAAGAGCCTTTACAAGTGTAGCCGGAAGTGCCGGAGCGGTGATTCCGACACAGACAGCAAACGAAATCATCAAGAAGATGAAGCAGTATGCTCCGCTTCTCAATGAAGTAACATTGCTGCAGGTAACAGGCAATGTTACATTTGCGGTTGAGAGCACTGTAAACGATGCAGAAAAGCACGCAGAGAATGCAAACATCACACCGAAAACTGATAAGCTTACTCCGGTAACGCTTACGGCATACGAGATAACAAAGCTCGTTCAGGTTTCAAAGACAGTATCGACAATGTCAATTGATGCGTTTGAAACTTGGCTTGTCGATATGCTTGCCGAAAAGGTTACAGAGGGAATCAACAGATATCTCATCTCAGGAACAGGCGCGTCGGAGCCGACAGGTGTCGAGAAAGCGAATACTTGGGGCGAGGGAAATTCGGTAACGATAGGAAAGGCAGCGTCACTCACAGCTACTGATGTTCAGACACTCATCGGAATGTTAAACGGAAGTTACGACAGAAATGCAAAATTCCTTATGAGCAAGAAGACGCTGTTTACAGACTTTATGCCGCTCGAGGACAAGTCCAAAAACAGCATCGTAAGAGTAGAAGGTCACGACTACTTTATTTACGGATATCCTGTTCTTCTCGACGACAATATAGCGCTTCACGAAGCCTATCTCGGTGACTTCAAGAAGATTGTCGCAAACCTTTCGGAGGCTGTGACTGTAACATCGGGATTTGATATCAACACAAATTCGTATAAATTCCTCGGATGTGCGATGTTTGATTCAAAGGTTGCTGACGGTGATGCGTTCGTAAAGCTCGTAAAGGCAGCAGCCTAAGGAGAATATAAATGCTGGCGTTAATTAAAAAAGCGCTCCGCATAACTCACGATCAGCTTGACGATGTCATTCAGAGCAATATAGATGCCTGCCTTCTTGACTTAAAGAGGGTAGGCATTTTGCGTATAGATGAAGATGACGCGTTGATAAAGAAACTTGTCGAACTTTATATAAAAGGGCAGGAAGACTATCAGAGTAAAGGTGACAGATACAAAGCTGCTTATGAACAGATGCGTGACGCTGTATCAATGTGCGGGGAGTATAACGATGTACAACGAGATAATCAAACTCCTGCGGACGGAGTATAAAAAAGATGCCGCGGGCGATACGGCTGAGATACTGACGGAAAGAACGGTTTTTGCGGAAGTTAAATCAGTCGGAATGAAAGAAACATATCAGGCGCTTGAAGTGGGGCTCGAGCCGGAGCTGACTTTCGTGCTTGCCGATTACTACGATTACGAAAATGAAAAGTATGTCGAGTATGAAGGCAGGAGATACACGGTAATCAGAAATTATCGAAAAGGAAATAATGAAATCGAATTGGTGGTGAGCCGAGTTGGCGATACCGAGTAGCGTTAAATTCAGAAAGAACGGTGTTGAATTTCTCAACAATGTTGACCGCTGTAACTACCTCATAGAAGAGCTTGTAAGGGCGGCGCTCAAAGACACGGGGAAATTTATATGCAGAGAAACAAGAAAGCTGATAAAGAGAAAAACCGGCAGGCTTGCGAAAAATACTCAGTATTGGGTGCGAAAAAAATCAGGAGATCTGCAGGTGGGATTCAAGCCGAGTGGATTCTACGGAATGTATCAGGAACTCGGAACAGAGAAAACTCCGAAAATCGGAGCGCTCTCAAAATCGACAGAAGAGAACATAGAAACAATCAAGAAGATACAAGGGCAGTACCTGTCAAAACTTAACGACGAAGCGGAAGCTATAAGCGCCGTAAACGAGGAAGAGGGAGAAGGCGGAGCAGATGAAGAGTAATACAAACGCATTAAAAGACTGCATAGCATCGCTTTTGAAAGAAGTATGCGAAAATGTGTATTTTGAAAAAAGCTTCGAAAAATTGTACCCATACATAGTGTACGAGCTCTCAGAGACACAGAGCGAAGCAGGGCGAACGCAGTATAAGTTTGAAGTAAATTGTATCGACAAGGGAACTGCAACGGCGGTAGATGAAATTGCAGACCGCGTGCAAGATATGTTTAACGAAGGCTCATATCAAAACGAAAAGGTATCGTTCTATTCATATAAAAGCCAAAGACAAACGGTATATGAAGAGGATAAGAGTATAAGGCGCAGACGGCTCATATTTGAGCTTTATTTTTACTCTAAGGAGGAAATATCAGAATGAAAAAAATAACGGGAATCACGGCGAAAACGCCTGATAGGCTTTTGCTCAACGCGGGAGCTTTTTTCAAAAATTATGATCCGGCAACGGACACAGTTGACATGGCCAAAGAAAAGATTATAGGAGCAACGCAGGGCGGCGGCTCATTTTCCGCCGTGCCGACCGTGAGACCTATAGAAATAGACGGAGCAAGCGGAAATATCAAAGGTATGTCAGTGATAGATGATTGGACAGTCACTATGACCGCAAATGTCAAGGAAGTGACAGTAGATAGTTTGATGCTTGCGATCGGAGCTGCAACTGCGGATAAAGCGGGCGCTCCTGCGGGATATACGAAAATATCCGGAAAGCCGGACTTCGAAGACGGCGACTATCAGAATAACATAACATGGGTAGGAACGCTAAAAGGGTCAAACAAACCGGTTATTATCGTCCTTAAAAATGCTATCTCAACGAATGGATTGTCGCTTACGGTAGCGGACAAGGGAGAAGCGGTAATACCGATTACACTGACGGGACATTACGATTCAATGGACACGGACACAGCACCGTTTGACATCTACTATCCGGATGAGGAGGAGACAGAATAATGCAGAAAATAAAGACAGCAGACTTGTTCAAGGCGGCAAGACTTGTTCAAAAATCGAATATGAAAGAAGAGTTAAAGCCGATTATAAAAATAGCGGCATCTGGAAGTATAGATGTAGCGGATCTCGGGATAGAGGGAATGCTGACGGTAATAGAAACACTTTCGAGAAGCAATACGGAAGAAGGAATCTACGATTTGTTGTCAGGACCTTTTGAAATGACGCCCGAAGATGTCGCAAACATGGAACTTGATGAACTCGCGGAAAAACTCGAGATGCTCGCAAAGGAGAACAACTTAAAAGGTTTTTTTACGCATCTCTCGAGTTTGATTACTTCGAAATAATAAGCCTTATAACGCAAAAATCGTCAATGGAACTTGTCTGTTGTATGGACATAGACGAAGCCATAGATTACATCAGATATTTGCTCGTCCAAAAAACGGACGAGCTTCTTTTTTTGAGATGGGCGGTAAATCCGTACTATCAAAAAATGCCATTCGATGAATTTAAGCTCGAACTTGCTCCTGCTCCGGAAAGAAGTGATGCGGAAGTCATTGAAGAGGCATACGACATTATTAGACTAATGGGAGGTGGACAAAATAGAAATTTTTAAGTTATTCGGAAGCATTTTTGTTGACTCCGCAGCAGCACAAGAGTCCATTTCCAAGACTGAACAAAAAGCGGAAGGGCTTACAGGAAAGCTCGGAAATGGCATAAAAACTGCTGCGAAGTGGGGGACGGCAATCGTTGGCGCGGCAACAGTAGTCGGCGCCGGAATGATGGCAATGGCGAATAAGACTGCGGAAGCCACAGACCATATCGATAAAATGTCGCAAAAAATAGGGATAAGCCGCGAGGCATATCAGGAACTTGATTTTGTGACATCACAATGCGGCGGTAGCGTTGACAATCTCAAAAATGGAATGAAGACGCTGACAAATCAAATGCAAATGGCATCGCAGGGAAGCAAAACGGCGACATCTGCATTTGATGCGCTGGGTTTATCATGGGAAGACGGAAACGGCAAGCTGAAAGACCAAGAGACGATGATGTGGGAAGCGTTTACAGCGCTTCAAAATGTTGAAGACCAAACGCAGAAGGCGGCGCTTGCTACAGATTTGTTCGGCAAAGCGGGAACAGATTTAATGCCGATGCTTAACGGTGCGACAGGCTCGATAGAGGAAATGCGGCAGAAAGCTCACGAACTTGGGCTTGTTCTTTCGGACGACACGATAGATGCGGGCGTAAAATTCACAGACACAATGGATCAGCTCAAGCGCTCATTTTCAACTATCGGAGTTGAGATAGGCGGTGCATTCCTTCCGCTCCTTCAGCAAGTAGCAGAAGGCGTCATAAATGCAATGCCGACGATAAAAGAAGTAGTCGGTGAAGTTGTAGACTTTATAAAATCCACTATGGAATCGGCGGCGGAATTTTGGGCGGAAAACGGCGAGACGATTAAGACGATAGTATCAGCAGCGTGGACGGTAATTAAAGAAATTATAACTACCGTAATGAAAGTTATTCAAAGCGTTGTTGAAGTTATAACGGCAGTCATCGAAGGTGATTGGGAAAAGTTTTGGCAGGCAATACACAAAATTCTTATGGCGCAAGGTGAACTGTTCTTCAATGCAGGAAAAGCAATTCTCACATTCTTGTGGGATGGTCTGAAAGAAGTGTGGAACTCGATTTGTGATTGGATAGAAGAAAAAGTAAAGTGGATTGCTGACAAGTTAATGTTTTGGCGTGATTCAAAAGACGAGATGTCGGATGATGATTCGGATGATAAAGACAAGAAAAAGTCACCTGACACTTCAAGTGCGACAAAGAGTGTTCCGCAATCATCACACAGTAAAAGTGTAGCAGCGGCTAAGGCAAGGCATTCACACGCCGCAGGACTTCCATATGTACCGTACGACGGGTATCAGGCAGAACTTCACAGGGGCGAGACTGTATTAAATTCTAATGATACAAAATCACTCGCAGCCGACATTATAAACGGCGTAGCTGCAATTACAAGCGGAAGTCTTGGCGGTGGTGAAACAACGCTGCATTTCACTATTCAGCTCGGTGATGCTAATGTTGGAGAAGTTATCTACCAAATGAATAAGGATGCGGCGCAGCGTCACGGAGAGACATTAGAAGCGAGGTAATGAAAGATGAATCGACTCCCCTTAATAATCAATGGAATTGATTTTACGAACAAAATCAACAAATATAACTACTCGGTAAGTTATAAAAAGGTTACGGGCACAAACGGCGGAACAATGCAGAACGGCGATGAAACAGTAGATCAGCTCGGAGTAAGAGCCGTAGTGAGAGTCGGAACGAACGGAATGAGGTCGGAAGACCTTGCTAAACTTCTTAAAGAACTGACCGAAACTTATGTCATGGTAACATTCTTTGATACGCGAATTAACGATACTCGAAGCGCAATTTTTATACCAACTGTCGGCGAAAGTCCTGTAGCGGCATATCAGAATAATCAATTGATATGGTTCGGAGAAACGACCGTAACATTGGAGGAGCGAACATGCACGAAATAATCATAAACGAAGATACATACGGTGATAAGTTTTTTGTATCGGGTAACATAATGCTTGCGGAATCGTTCACGGGAGAAGAACTGCAGTACGATACATTTGATGTTGAAATAAAAACAACCGATCTGATGCCTACATGGTTTATTCCAAAAGAAAGCTCGGGGCTTATAACTGCCGATAACAAACAATTCGGAGTGCGTCCGTATATCATTTTAGAAGTTAAAGACACGAGCATATTCGGGTACGGAGTCCCTGTGATTTATAAACACGATGGAAAGCTTGTCGGGAAATTTTATATGTCAGATAAACAGCGTTCCGGAAAAGCAAAGTGGAAAATAAAATGCGTGAGCGGAGTTGGAATACTTGCAGAACTTAATCATTATGGCGGAATCTACTTTGGGGCATCTTTTGAAGAGGTGCTTGCCGATATAATCGGAGGCGCAGTCGCATACACGCTTGATCCTGCATTGAGAAATGTTAAAATATACGGCTGGCTTCCTATTGCAACACGCCGTGATAATTTAAGACAGTTAATTTTTGCATCTTCAGCAGCAATCGAAAAAGATTCTGCGGGAGATTTGTTTATAACAATGCTTTCTGACGATATTGTAAAAGAAATTCCGAAGAGCAGGGCGTATATAGGCGGATCTGTGACAGATTTAGATACTGCGGTAAGAATAATTCTATCGGAACATGCTTACATAATGCGCGGAGACGATGAAGAAGTAACACTGTATGACGGAAGTATATCCGCAATGAAGATTGAAACTCCAAGCGGTCAGATTGTTGCTGGCGAGATAATTCGATTTAATGAGCCTATGCACAGCCTTGAAATAACCGGAGGAGCGATACTTGAAAGCGGAGTTAATTATGCGGTTTTATCATCATCTGTTGATTGCGTGCTTAAAGGGAAAAAATATACGCATACAATAAGGCAGATTGTACGACCTGAAATGGCTGTAGGAGACACAAGTATAAAAAAAGAAAAGACATTTGCGAATGCAACGCTTATTTCTATGCTCAATAGCGAATCGATAGCGGATAGGCTCATTGAATATTACAAAGCCGCGCAAGAGGTCAAAATTGACATTATAGTGGATGAAGAGCATCCGGGAGACTGCGTTACATTTACAAATCCGTTTGATGAAGAGAGCACAGGGCTGATTCAGAAGATGAACATAAGACTGAGCGGCATCCTAAAAAGCAATACAACGATTGTTTCGGGATATAAACCGCCGAATCCGGGGAATTACTACGAAAATGTAAACATCATCACAGAGAACGGGCAGTTTACTGTTCCGCAGGGAGTCGATATCATCCGTGTTGTTCTTATATCCGGCGGTGACGGTGGGTATGGCGGAAGCCGAGGGGAGGACGGAAGAGAAGCAAGCACAAGCAGCTTCGGCGAAGGCGGCGAAGGCGGATTAGGCGGACTTGGCGGCGAAGGCGGAAAGATATACATCGGAACAGTTAGGGCGACGGCGGGACAGAAGTTTGATATAAATATCGGACTTGGCGGCGAAGGCGGTGACATCAACGGAGGAATCGGAAGCGTAGGAACTGATACGACATTCGGAGAATTATCATCGGCAAACGGAATGCGCTCAAAAGCAGGATATATCGAAATTTTTTCAGGACAAGTTTACGGTACAAGCGGGCAACGCGGTGTATTTGGCGGAAAAGGCGGCGGCAGAGACGGCAGAAAAGGTGAAGATATAACATTTAATAACGAAGTGTTTGAAGGCGGAAGTTATGAAAGTAAAAGTTATGAAGAGGGTCGCTGGATTAACCATAGCGGCTCATACGAGACATGGAAGAGGCGGAGCTTCGAATATTACGCAGGCGGTGGCGGCGGTGCCGCAATATGCTACAAATTAGTTAATGGCGAGTATGTTAAGTACAAAGATCCTGCTATGGATGCAGTTTTGAGCAGTGCAAATAAAGACTGTAACGGCGGAGATGGTGCAAATGCGAATGATCCCGCAACCCAATATGATTCACTGCCGGGTTGTGGCGGTGCAGGCGGTCATGGCGGCGGTGGCGGTGGCGGTGCGGGAGTAGTCGAAACTTATTTGATAACCGGAGATCCCGCGGGGCATCCAACATCTAATTGGTCGAGAGTAAGAGAGAGCGTTACATCGGGCACGCCGGGACGCGGCGGAGACGGCAGCAAAGGTCGTAAAGGCGCAAATGGGTGTGTCATTATTTATTTTTAAGAAAGGAGTATCCGTATGAGCGAAAAAACAGCATTGTATAACACTGATGAAAAAACACCGTATTTTAGCGCATACGAAGGAGAGCAGATTGATGCTGCAATTGGAAAGGTTTTGAACGGCGAAATGGACGCTGCCTCTGTTGTAGCGGCTCAAAATGCAGCTATTCGCGCCAAGAGTTATTCGGAAGGCGGAACAGGAACACGCGAAGGCGAGAACGAGAATAATGCTAAGTATTATATGAACCTTGCAAGAGCGACGGTAGAACGATTTGAGGCTGATAACGAGGCGCTTGTTCGCTTCGAAAACACTGTATACCACATCGAGAATGTTGAAGTGCCAAAGAGCTTATGGAAGAGCGACAGCACATATGCGGCAGAAGGATTCGGATATGCGGCGGTGATAACGATTTTGGGCGTTACAGAGGAACATTTCGTCGAAGTTGTCTTTGCACCGGGGCAAAGTTTGAGCGGAAACATTCTGACACTTGCCCGTTCCGGAGAGGACACAATAACAATCTATGCCACAGGCGCACAGGAAGATTTTACAATTCCAAACATCGTGTGCATTTTAGGAACAGGAACGGGGACGGTGATTGAGTAATGCTCGGAAAAACAAATACAGTACATCCGGGCTACGGACCGCTCGAAATTATCGGTCGAATTATCTCGGGTAGAAAACGCGTCATGCTGACGGGAACAACATATTTGCCATTTCGCGGACAGATTCTTGCGCGAGGCGGCAGCAGAAAAGGGTATAAATTCGAGCTGACGACAAATTCCCCACTGCAGAAAGGGCTGACACTACACGAAGACGGTGCGGTTTCCGGCATTCCACTGCAAGGGGGATCTTATTCGCGCAAAGTGCGCGTAACTGATTCTGACGGCAATACGGCTGAAATAACAGGTAGTTTTTCAGTAACGCCATACATACTAAATTGGAAAGTCACAGATTATAAATATGTCTATGACGGAAAACCGCATACAGTTACACTGACTCCGACAAATATCCCCGATGTTCCTGGAATGCCAGAAGAGGCAAAACATTTAGAACAGGGTGTAGATTATAGTCCGAGATATTCAATTCCGAATGCTGGATATGCGTATGAGGCGGTAATGCCCGCAACATACGGAATATTTCCTATAATGTTAAACACAAATTTAGGATATAGCGCAGGCTCAACAGGTGGCGCATTGATTATATCAGCATCGGAAGACTACACATTCAATGTGCAGAACGAAACCGTGAAATATGACGGGCGGCCGCACGAGATTGTTCCGGAAATATACAGTAATTTCAAAGATGACGATGTTATTAAATATACGACAAAGTACAGAGGCACAAATGGTACTGTATATACGGAAAGTGAAACACCGCCGACCGAAGTCGGAAAATATTATGTAACAATCACAGTGAAATCGGGGTGTGGCTACAAGCCGAAAACGAAATATGCAACACTGACTATAACGGAATAAGACCGTTATAAATAAATTAAGAAAAAAAGAGGTAAACAAAATGGCAAACAGTGTAAATGAAGTAAGAAAGAACTTAATCGAAAAGTACAGACCGACGCTCGCAGCAATGGCGGCGGCAGGTGAAGAGGGAGACATGAGCGTTCTGTTCGACAAGCTCAAATATGCGGCAAATAACAGAGGCAAGGAAGGCACTGATACATATGCGGGCATTCCAGAAGACTTCAACTATGAAGAGTTCCTCGAGGACGCAAAGGGTTTAGAGTAGGCACATAGCCTACTCTTTTTCTATAGTGAACAAAGGAGGGACTTTTATGTTTGAATTAAGCAGCCTTCCTGTGGATGCGCCGCTTCGTATAACATCAAAATTCGGTGGTCGTGACACGGGAATCAGCGGGGCGAGCAAAAGCCACGCGGGCATAGACTTAGGGCGCGATACAAGCAAATCGAAAACGAACATTCTCGCCGTTAAAGCGGGTACAGTGGTTTCAAACTATTGGAATGAAATTCGCGGTTGGGTAATCGTTATCAAGCACAGCGAAAAGTATTCGACATTGTATCAGCATATGGCAACGAAGAGTCCGATTGCGGTCGGTAAGAAAGTAAAGGCCGGTGATATCATCGGAGTTATGGGAAGCAGCGGAATATCATCCGGCGCACACTTACATTTCGAATTGCACGAAAACGGAAAGCCGGTAGATCCGCTGCCATTTCTGCAGAACATACAGGAGGAGGCAACAAATATGACAGAGAACGAAATCAGAGAAATCGTCAGAGATGAGCTGAAAGGTAACGGCTCTGAAAATTCATCATGGTTTAAGAAAGAATTTGCGGGAAAAGAAAGCGAGCTCAGAAAGATATCGGACGGCACGCGCCCGCAGGGTGTGGCAACGCGTGAAGAGGTCATTGCGATGATTGCAAGAAAAACGGGCGTGTAGGAGGCGGCAAGAATGGAAATGATAATAACGCTGATTATAGCGATTATCAGCAGTAATGCGTTTACATACTTTGTTCAGTACAGGCTAAACAAGAAGAACAAAGACAGCGAGGGGCAGGAATTGCTCCGTAAGACACTTGCGGCTGTCACATACGGCACGATATCAAATGAGATTGAGCGTCTATTGACTAAAGGCTTTGCGACACCGGATGAGCGCCATACGCTGAATGTATTGTTTGATGCCTACAAAGCAAATGGGTGGAACGGAGACATGGACGCACGAATGGAAAAGGTCTATCATTTACGAACTGATAGAGCAGAAAGGACGGAATATGAAAACAAGGACATGGCTTAAAGCGGCAGCGATGCGCGCGGCAAAAACCGTAGCGCAGACAGCGGTCGCAACGATCGGAACATCTGCGGCAATCGGGCAAGTTGACTGGGCGCTCGTCGGAAGCACAGCATTGCTTGCAGGCGTGCTCAGCTTGCTTACGAGTGTTGCAGGACTTCCGGAAGTAAAAGAATAATAAAAATAAAAGGCAGGAGCTAAAATGTTTCCTGTCTTTTTTGTTTTTTTGGATATATATTTATGGAAAACAAAGGCGAATTGTGGTAAGATGTTTTAGCTTATATTTCTGTATACTTAAAATGTAAATGAGGTAAATTGAAAAGTGATATTTAATAGAAAAAGGAGACTTTTATATGTTTGTTGACGGAAAAGAATTTGAAGATGGATTTGAAGATGAATTTGAAGAAAATAGATATAGAGTAACAAGAGAAAAGTATTTTAATAGTTTAATAGAAACAGTTAAAGAAATAAGAGATTTTCTTAATGATTTAGGCGAAATTGCTTTTGGAAGAGATATATTTCTGTTTAAAGGACCGAGTATTGTTAATGGCCATATTATCCTTGATTCGGCCGCCAGAACAATGGAAAGCATACGCTACTGTTGTATGAATGCTAATTTTGCGGATGCATATTCCCTTCTAAGAAAACTCCGTGATGATTTATTTTATTATGCCTATTTGATTACGGCGGACGATGCTGTTGATATAACAAATTTAAGCGAAACGAAAAATTTGAATGCTGTAGAAAAAAACATATTGAATTGGATGCATAATAAGCAAAAAGGTTTATATATAGACTCTGTTATTGATTATATTTCATCTAATCATAAAGCGACGAAAGCTATAGAAGATTTTGATCTTAAAGAGTCATTAAAAAAAATAGCAAAGAAACTTAATAATTATGTACACTCAAATGGATATTCATTTTATAATGAATCATTAAATAGGTTGCATATAAATGGGGATGTTCAGAAAAAATGTGAGGAATTTAGTGAAGCTGCCATATTTATAACGATGGCATTCGTATTCGTATTGGCGTTAATAAGCCCGTTTACTATTATGTCGAGTGATTATACCGATTGTTTAGATGCTGAAATGAATCCGCTGGAAGGCTCGCAATATTGGGTTGCTCCATTTATATCAGATTTCCTATACAAATATGATTATGCATTAGATGAAAAGTGCGTTAAATATTTAAAAGAAAATACAGAAATGCAAATTTAGATTAATGGCTAATTTTTTATAAAATAAAAAATACCTACATATTATATATAGGTATAACGCCTACGGGGTAAAGTGTAGCCCCATTCATATGTCATAAGCAGTACAAAATTTGCTGCCTGACCCATTCCGAAATAGTCGTGTCCCTGATAGAGAAGTCCCTGCTGGTCTCTTGACGTTTTCGGAGCGAGAGCGACAGTGACGATAAATCCGGCATTATTTAAGCGCAGGGTTGCTTCTGCGACAAGCGCCGTGTATTGGTCACGGTTCTTCTCAGGAACATATTCAAAGTCAAAATCTATGCCGAAAAGGTCTTTTGCGCGCAGAGTTTCGATTATATTGTTTATTAGATTTTCGGTGGCTGCCGGATTTTCAAGAAGCTCGCTTACGAGTTCGTTGCTGAAAACGCCTTCTGAGTTTAGCGGTGTCAGCACCATTAAATTACCGACGCCGCCGGAGACGGCAGCCTGTATGAGATTTGCATCATCGAGTTCTATAATATCCCCGCTTGGTGTAAATCCGTAGCTGAAGTTGGATAAAAGTGTAAGGGACGGAAGCCAGCCGCAAAGTACGGCCGGGTCGATACTTGGATAGGCATAGCCGTTTACTATGATAGTTTCTTTTTCATTCATAAAAACACCTCCAAAACAATATATGCAAAAATAGCAGTTACTTTCAAAGTAATAATATGTTAAAATTATATTGAGAATTTAATCTGTGTTAAAAAGGAGTGATTATGGATAGTTTACGATATTTGAAACTGCTGGCAAAGGATTATCCGAACACTATGGCGGTGTCGAAAGAGATAATCAATCTCAAGGCGATACTGGCTTTGCCCAAAGGAACGGAATATTTTATTTCCGATCTTCACGGTGAGCATGAAGCTTTTATACATATGGTAAGAAGCGCTTCGGGGGTTATTCGTGCAAAGATAGAGGAGCTGTATGGGAGAGTCCTCGAAAAAGAGGAGAGGGATAACCTGGCGGCGCTTATATATAGTCCGCAGGCGGAGATTGCACGCAGAAAAAAGACTGAGAATGATATTAACGTATATTACAGGAATGTAATTTACAGGTTGATAGAGGTATGCCGGTCAGTATCTACTAAGTATACTCGTTCAAAGGTGCGTAATAGACTGCCGCAGTATTATGATTATATAATGGATGAATTACTGCATGCGGATGATGAAGCAAACAGGGCGTATTATTATAGCGAGATTATAAATTCAGTTATTTCTCTCGGCATAGCGGATACTTTTATATCGGAACTTGCAGACTCCATAAGCAGACTGGCGGTTGATCATCTTCATATAATAGGTGATATTTTTGACAGAGGAGCACATCCTGATGATATTATGGATTTTCTTATTGATTTTCACGATGTGGATTTTCAATGGGGAAATCATGATATTGTATGGATGGGCGCGGCGGCAGGGAACATCGCCTGTATTGCCAATGTGCTGAGAATGAACATAAGCTATAATAATTTCGATATGCTGGAAATAGGTTACGGCATCAATCTCCGGCCGCTTACAACATTTGCGGAAAGATTTTACGGAAGTGATCCGTGCGAACATTTTAAGCCTAAAGTATTTGATGAAAACAAATACGATCCGGTAGGGGCGCTGACAGCGGCCAAGATGAATAAAGCGATTGCGGTTTGTCAGTTTAAGGCCGAGGGACAGATGATAATGGCGCATCCGGAGTACAATATGGAGGGGAGGCTGCTGCTTGATAAGATTGATTATGAAAACGGCACTATTGAAATAGACGGCAATAAATATGAACTCAGAGATAAAAATTTTCCGACGGTGGATCCTAAGAATCCTTACGAATTTACAGAAGATGAAAAGGATCTGCTGCGCCGGCTCAGAGCATCGTTTGAGCAGAGCGAGAAGCTGCATAAACATATAAGATTTTTATTCAGTCACGGCGCACTTTATAAAGTTTATAACAATAATCTGATGTATCACGGCTGTGTACCGATGACAGAGGACGGAGAATTTGAAGAGGTAACTATATTCGGCAAGACTTTAAAGGGCAAAGCGTTGTTTGACTATCTTGACGAGCAGGTGAGGGCGGCGTATTTTACGCCGGAGAATGCGGACGGCAGAGAAGATGCGACCAATCTGATGTGGTATCTGTGGCTGGGAAGCAAGTCGCCGCTTTTCGGAAAGGATAAAATGACAACCCTTGAACGCTGTTTTATAGCGGATAAGAGTACGCACAAGGAACATACTGTTCCTTATTATTCACTTATAGAGGATAAAGCGATATGTGAAAAAATTCTGGCGGAGTTTGGACTTGATCCGGAGAGTGCACATATTCTGAGCGGGCATGTTCCTGTTAAAGTAAAGGACGGAAAAAGTCCTATAAAGGGCAAAGGAAAGCTGTTTATCATAGACGGCGGGATGTCAAAAGCGTATCAGAAGGATACGGGAATCGCCGGATACACATTTATATATAATTCGAGATTTATGGCGCTCTCGGAGCATAAACCGTACAGCCCGCTCAAAAGCGACGGTACTCAGGAGTTTCATACTTCTACGATGAGAACTGTGGAGCTTTTTAAGAAAAGGATAATGGTACGTGACACAGATCAGGGAGATATACTTCAGGAGCAGGTGGACGATCTGATGCGGCTTGCGGAAGCGTACAGAAAGGGTGAGATTAAGGAAGTATATTGA